ACCAATGCGTGAAACATCAGCGGGTCGGCGTCGAGTAGTGCGTCCGGTGGTATCCCGGTCTCCACGGCCACTGTCGCGTACAACATGACCGCGGAGTCGACTACAAAGGGGAAAGGTCTACCGTTCCCCATTCGATCGTCGCCACCGTGTCCAGCCACTGATCGAAGTCCAGCGCCGTCTTTTTCGCGGTGTGCACCGCTTGCCACGCCAGCCAGTAGTTGTGCTCCATGTTGCCGGCGGTGAACACCTCGCGCGCCGGTGTTTGCCAATGACGCTCGAAGTTCACCGTGACGCGGCCCGTGATGGGGGCGTCCGTGGTGGTGCCGTCGAGGTGTCGGACGGTTACTGCTGCCACCGCCGCCACTGTTAGTTAGTTCCCCACGTGACGTTGCCGGTGATCTGCAGCGAAATGGTGAACGTCACCAAATCGGCGACCGACGACGAAACTTCGTAGTTCGACACCAAACATTCGCCCGAAACCTTCGGGGTGCCGGCGGTGGTGCCGGCCGGGTGGTATTCGAACGTCGACGTCGACGACGCACCGAGCAGCGCGGTCACTTGCGTATTCAGCGTCGCGTCCCACTTGCCGGCGACGGAGATTGTGTCGCCGTTGCGAAGGCCGCCAATGTAGGACTTCGAGGTGGCGCCGAAGGTGGTTGTCTCCAGCATGTCGGTCGTGTTCGCGATACCGGACACGCTGTCCACGTACGCACTGATGTCGGTGAGAGTTCCGGCGGCGTTGTCCAGTTTGAACACCGACGCTTTTGCGGCTACGAAGGGCATGGTTTGGTTTCCTTTACTTTCGGGCTAGTGAGACTTGCGCGGTGAATGATGGGGTGGTGCCGCCGACCGTGAACACGGCCCGCACGTAACGGTTCACCGTACCAGTAGCGGTTACCGTTTCGGACGTTTTCGCGGTCGCCGTTGTGAACGTGGCTAGCGTGGTCCACGTGCTGTTGTTCGTCGAGTGTTGAACCACTACAGCCAACGTCGGGCTGGTGCCCGATGCGGCGGTCACGTGAAGGTTGGCGACCGCACCGTTCGACGATGCTGCGCTGTTGTCGACCGACGTTCCGTTCGTGGTTGTCGAATAGGCGGTGAGGTCGGACAAGGATCGGCCGACCGCCGGCGTGTCGGCCGGTTGCATCGCCATCGTGAACGTGACTAGATCGGCGACGGTGCCGGCGACTTCGTAGGTTCCGGCCTTCACCGGCAGCACCCACACCGAATTGCCAACCGCGAAACCTTCCGGGGCGACCGATACCGGCGTCGTCGAACTGGCGGCGATAGCGGCGGTGATGTTCGCCCAAACGTCGCCGGCGGTAGTGGTGCTATCGAACAGCCCGTCCACGTTCAGCGCGTAATCAGTCTCGCCGGCGATAAACGCCTTCGAGGTGTCCGCAAGGGTGGTGACGTCGAGCATGTCGGCCGTGAATGACGGGCCGACAGACTTCAGGTAGGCGGCTAGCGGGTTCGTCCCGTAGATCAGCCGGGTTTGGTTCGAGTTCACAAATGCCATAGTTAGTCCTTTATGCGTACACGGATACGATGAAGTCGACGGCCAACAGTGACGTGCCGTCGGCACGTTCGAGCGTTCCGATATTCTGCGCGGTTTGCACCCGGCACGCCATCGCAACACCACCCAACGTCGGGTCGGATTCCAGCGCCGCCTTCACCGACTGCGAACCCGTACCCGCCACGTATGTTTCCAGTTTCGTTTGCGCTGTCCGATCATCGGCGCGCCCCACTACTACCGTCACGATAAATTCGAACTCGTCCGAACCGCGGGCCATCGTCGAATCAAACGACACCCGGTCAATACGCACCGTCGCCGACGGGTGTTGCGGGTTATCGGGCACCAATTCGTACACGCGTAGGTTCGCGATAGAACCTAACGCCGTCGCGATGCCGGCCCGTAACGTCGACAGTGCGGCCGGCATGTCAGACCGCCGTCAAACGGTACGGGCTAATCATGGCGGCAACGTCGGGGTCGATGCGGCGCACAACGATCGCACCTAGATCGCCGAACCCGGCGACACCTAGCGGCGAATCGTATCGTTTGAACTGTCGCGACGCGAGTAGAACCGTAGCCTCGCGAATCGCGTCGGGCACCGAAGGCCACCCCCAACGGGCGGTCACTTCGATCAGATTGCGACCGTTCGCGGCGACGGGGAACCCGCGGTCGAGTGCGCGGATAAGTGTCAGCGGTTCGCCCTGCACGATCGCGTTCGACGGTTCCAGTTGATAATCCACCCCGACCGTCAGTGTCGTTTCGAATGTTCCGTCGGCGTCGTCGTCGACCTTCACCACTAACCCCGTCGCGGTCCCGATGTCGTCGAGAATCAACATGTCAGCACGGCCGACCGCATAGGTGCGCGCCGTGGTCGACCCGTCGAGATAGAACCGCCGCGAACATTCGCCGTCGATGCGACGCGACGCCGCTTCGACCGAGTTCTCCAGCAACGTGTCGTCGAGCGCGTCGGTGATTCGTAGCGCCGCCTTTACTTCGTTCAGTGTGCAGTAGCCGTTCGTGATTGCCATTAGTCGCTCACAAGTTTGGAAACGGTGCACGTGCCGCTGTTCGCGATTACGTACAACGCGGAACCGGCGGGCATCGTAAAGTGAATGTCGCGCCCACCGTCGAAGATATAGCCGGTGCTGGTGGTCACGCCCGACGGTCCGAGGCACACGTGTTGGCCGGCACCAATGTCGGCGGCGACAAGAATGTCGCACCCGTCGGCGTCGGTTTGGTGAAGTAGAACCGCGGACGTGCTGTTTGCGGTTACTTGTCCGGCGGTTAGTGCCACGGTCAGACCTTGCGCGGTCTGCCCGGTTTACGTGTTGCGGTTTCCACCACCGGGTCCACCGCCGCCGTTTCGAGTACGTCGGCCGGCGCATCGTCGCACGGTTCCGCGTATTTGTTCGCGATCATGTCAGCGGCCACGTGGTCGGCGAGTGTGATACACCCGCCACGCTCCGGCCACTGTTGGTTGTCGATTGTTCCGGTCATGTTGACCAACATGCGCACGCGCATCGTTTGCTCCCTATTTGTTTGAAGAATCGAAGGTGCACCCCGACCGATCCAAAGAACCGGTCGGGGTGCCGCCCGTCGAGGTCATCCGATCAGGATGCGCCACCGACGAAACACTTCACGGCGCCGGTCTGATCGACCAAATCGCCGTCGGTGCGCAACGTCACGCGGAAGGTACGCACGCTGTAGTCGAACGCGAAGTCATCGGACACCGCGACTTCGATTCCGTTCACCTCGCGAATGAAGTACGAGGGAAGGTGACCGAACAGCACCGACTTCGCGGACAGCGCCGGCGATGCAACGCTGTCGTTGATATGCACGGGGAAACCGAGCAACGTGTCGGCGACACCGTTCAGACCGGGGGCGAACAGGTACTGGTTCGTGGTGTCCTTCAACTTGCGGGCGGCCGACATCGCGGTGCTGTTCATCATCCACGCAACGCCCGGCTGGGCCTTGTAGGTGGAAGAAACCGAGTAGTTCAGGTCGATCAGGTTGTCGGCGGTGAACGCGCCGGTGACGCCGGTGCCACCGGTGACGCCGGTGGTGGCGCGGGTGACGATTCCGTACGGCTTCGAAGAACCGTCGCCGGTGGTCATGTGTCCGCGGGTGGCGACGCCGATCGCGATACCAGCCTGACGTGCGAGGAATCCGGCGACGTCGACGGTGGCGTCCTGCGCCAGTTCGTTCGACATCTGCACCAACACCACGTACTTGTAAGCACCGAGGGTGGTGGTCGCCAACGTCGGGTCCGACGCCGATGCCTGCGAACCTTCGCCGACGATCGAGGCCGTCGAGAACGCGGTCGACTTCGGAATGGCGAGACTGTCGCCACTGTTGGTGGTCAGCACGGTCGCGTAGTTGCGCACGATGTTCGCCTGCACCAAATGTTCGACGATGCGGTCATACACCGACGACGGCACCATCGTCGCGGATGACTTCGTGATCGCACGCTTTTCGAATCGGGCGTTGCGAATCTCGCCGGACAACAGGCGGCGCACCGTCACGTCGTCGGCGTCGGCGTCGGCCTTCACTTCGCCGCCGAGGTTGGCGGCGACGCCGGCGCGGGCGCGGCTTTCTTCGATGTCGCGGGCGCGCTGTTCAGCGTCGAGAATCGACTTGATGCGGGCGTCCTTCGCGTCGAGTTCGGTGTTGATGCGGTCGAAGGTTTGTGCTTCTTCCGCGGTGAGGTCGCGGGCTTCAGCGGCGGCGACGTCGAGCACGGCCTTCGCCTGCTCCCACGCCTTCGCGCGTTCCTCCGCGAGGTTCTTCACAAAATCGGACATTTCGTTTTCCCTTTCAGGGTTTGTTGATTGTTGGGGGTGATGGTTCCGGGTGGTGACTAGCCGCCGTGGTTCACCGCCTAACAGCGGGTCCGGGTGCGTGTTCCGAGCCGTAGGTTTCGCCGTTTCCGGCGTGTCACACCTTGCGCGCATAGTGCGCACTGATGCGACGCGCTAACGGTACGGGCAGCGACGGTTGTTGTGTGCGATTGCTAACCGCGTCACTGTCGGCCACTTCCACCGTCGCCGGTGTTTCGGTTTCGTCGGTGCTGCGCACCGTCGCGCCGGCGGTCGCCGGATATGCGGGGAACCCGGTCACCACGGAAACTTCGTGGAGGATGACTTCGCGCAATTCGCGGCTCGTTCCGTCGGCCGACCACGAGTCGCCGCCACGCGGAACCGAGAACCCGAACGACATGCTGTGCACGTCGCCGCGCTGCATGAGAATCGAAAGGTCGCGCGCATAGGTGGTGTCGGGGAAGTCGCCCTCCACGTATAGGCCGCGGACGTCCTCGCGTAGCGTGAGAGTTCCCGAACGTGTCGAACCCAGCACCATGTCGGCGTTATGGTTTACGTACATGCGAACTTCGCGGCCGGTGGCGAGTGTGCGCCGAAACGCGCCCGCCCTAATCGTTTCGGTGAACGGCAACGGTTCCGACGGCGACCCGAACACGGCCGCATATCCGCGGAACCGCATCGGCAAACCGGGTCCACCTTCGCGAATCTCCACGTTCCCGACCGACACCACACGGAATTCGACGTCGCGGCCGCCGACCTTACGGCGCTCCAGTTCCAGCGCCGAATACCGGACACCACCTTCGGCCATGTCGTCGGCCATATCGTCGTCCGGCGTGTTCCCCTTCACGTACACGGCCGGGATAATCCACCGCTTGCAGATTCCGTTGGGGTCGATCTCACCCTCGACAATCTCGCACCCGCGCGGACCTTCGTAGAACGCGCACGACGAACAGACCAAACCTTCGTCCGCGAACGGTGACACCGGAACATAGTGCGCACCATCGGGCCCGCTGTCCCGCGTGTACTTCCCGAAGATATCGACCAAATCTTCGTCGTGTTCGTATTGCATCGTCTGTCGCGGGGTGAACCCTTCGAAGTCGAGGTCGCGGGTTTCGCCGCTGTTCGTTCCCGTGTCCAGTTGTCCACCGTCGCCGGCGTTCGTTGTGCTCATTTGTCCCTCGTCAGTATGGCCGACGGTGCGGCCGTTGTTGTCGGTGATGATTGCTAACGCCCACGCGCGCCCCGGATCGCCGCCCCATAACGCCCACGCGATACGACCCGCCGACGGGTAACCCGGCTCCCCCGGGGTGAACCCTTCGCCGTCCTTGTCCACCAAATGCCGCGCGAAATATGAGTGCATGCGCTTCACGGTGTCCAGCGATAGATCGCGGCCGTTCGTGATATCGCGCGCACGCGCCACCCCGACCGCCGTACCACCGCGCCCAAACTCCGCGCGCCAATCCAGCCCGCGTTGCGCTTCATCCTGCATAGCCTTCGTCGGTGCGAACGACACCGCACGCACCGAAGGTTCCGACGCATACAACGCCGCCAAATGGTCGAGGGCGTCAGCGCGCAAACGGTGACACCCGACGACTTCGCCGGAGTCATCCTTCACGACGGCGAACCCGTCGCACCCGTCGACGTTCTCCGCGACATGCCACGGCATCAGCGGGGCGGCTCCGAATCAACACCGACCGGCGGCGGCATGTCACCCGGTCCCGCCATCGGTGCACCCGGCAGCGCCATCACGAACTCGTCGCCGCCCGTGTACGGTTCGAGGCCTTCAGTAACACGGCACTCGTTCGGGGTGCGAATACCGGACATGATCGCGAGTTGATACGCGCGCAAACGGGACAGCGTGTCGGCGCGCAAGAACGCGTCCACGTCGAACCGCACGAACTCCGGCTGCGGCAGCAGACTAGAGAACGCGTCCTCGATGCGCCGCAACCACGGCATGAGTGTATAGGTCACGAAATGTTGGCCGGCCATTTCAGCGTTCGCGTACGTTTGAGAATCACCTTTAGCGCCGATCAGATACGCGGGCACACGAAAGATTCGCGCCACTTGCGCAATCTGTAGTTCCCGTGTCGCGTTCAATTCCATGTCCGCGGCCGACGCTGTTACCGCCTTCCACTTCATGCCACCAACCAACACGGCCGGCCGACGTTTGCGGTTGTGAGTATCGAACCACGTTTCGCGTAGCGCCTTCGCTTGATTCACTGTCAGGTCCGCATCGGTTTCGAGCACCGACGAAGGTGTGCCGCCGTCAGCGTAGAACTGCGCCAAATGACGCTCCATCGCCAACGCTAAACCGATCGTCGTTTTCTGTTCTTCAATCGGCGACAAACCGACCGTCGCTTGCGGCGGTGTCCACCACCGAAGGTGCAGAATGTTGTCGGCCGGCACCGGTTGGCCGGCGACCGTGTAACTGCGCGTGTGCATGTCGAGCGCTACCACGTTCACGTTGGACGGGTGAATCGGCGTCAATGCGATCGGGTCGCCGTTCGGCGCACGGTCCACGAAAATGTACGCGTTCCCGTGCAGGGCTAGCGACGTCACCGTTTGGTGCACCAATTCGTAGCCGGTAACAGTGCCCGAAGGTTCGACGAAGATACGCGGAACACCACGCGCCACATTCCGATCGCCGACCTTTTCAATCGTGCGCAACGGCAACGACGCAACAGAATCGGCGATCAAACCGACGCACGCCATCACCGCCGCAACCTGCAACGCCGTCGTTTCGGTGACCGGTTCCCCCGACCAATTCGTCGACGGACCCCACCCGACATTCTGCAGGGGTTGGAATTCGCGCACCTCGCGCCGTGATAAGAAACTCATCGGGCAGCCAACCAACCTAACGCAATCAGAAACACACCGGACACAACCAAACCCGCCGGCGCATAGATCGCACCGACACCAACACAAACCAAAACAGCGCCCGCCAATTCGAGCACCGACGTCACAACATCGCGACTATTCAACATCCACGCTCCACGGGTCGACTACGTTCGGCGTCGCACGCCGTTCACGACGGCGCGTCGCCGACCAATGCGCCAACGTACACGCCATCAGCGGCGTTATGTCCGACACGTCACGACGCGCCCACCGCCACGCGTCACCGATCACCTGTCGCGTCACACCAACCACCGCCGCGTCCAACGCCGGGTGACGGCGCACCACCAACCGCCCGTCCGCTAGATCATCGAAGAACGCCGCACACGAATTCTGTACGTCGGCCGGCGACAACTCCACCACCGCAACACCGGCACGCCGCAACTCCGGCACCAACGACGCCGCCGGCCCGCGACCGTCGACCGTCAGTGTCGCACCGGGCCACCGGCCCAACACCTCCACCGCACGGTCCACCGCCCAACCGACCGACGGCCGATGTTCGACAACTTCCACCGCCGGGCGCCCCTCCATACCGCACGCCGCGATACACGCCGCCGTCCGTTCCGGGTTCACGTCGAGCGCGAACCGCACGTCCCCGACCGGCGCGACATCGGTACGGCACGCAACATCCCAAACGGCCGCCGGGATGACACGTTCCGAAGTTGCGGTCCACTGATTGCCGAACCCGCGCCGGAACTCGCCGTCGGCCATCGACGCGCGCGCATGGCGCACCGTCTGTTCGTCGATAGTCCAACCCAACGCCGGCATCGAATCCCACCACACCGCCGGGTCGTCGATATCGTCGTCCAACCCGACAGACCATTCGAAGAACGCGACACCATTACCCGTGTCATCGCGCACCGCCTGTCGGCCGGCGTCAATCTTGCGCCGCAAGAACACCGACTGATCCGTTCCCGCTGTCGACACGTTCCACACTTGCGCGTCGCGGCGCGTCGCCATCGCCGGACCAATCGCCGACTCCCGACGAAAATCCGAATCCGCGAAACTCTCGTCGATGATCGCTAGGTCCAACGTGCGCCCGTGGCCCGCCGATTCACTCGAACCGATGACGTCGATACGTGAACCCGTACGGAAAATGACGCCTTCATATCCGACGCCGCGCAGCACCTTGTCGAGCAGCAACCCGACCGACGGGGAACGCTGCCAAACGGGGGCGATATCTTCGATCAGTTTCTTACGTGCCGCCGAACCATCCTGCGCGCTGTACGCGATGCGCTGCGGTTGCGGCTGCCACAACGTCGCACGGTGACCCATCACGCCGGCCGTCATCGACGACTTCCCGTGCTGTCGCATCACCGTACAAATGATCTCTCGATACGCGGGCAACCCGGTCGCGCTGTCAATCTCCAGCCCGACGTCGAGCACCAACCTTTGCCACGGCATCGGCGGCGTCCCGCACGCCGCCATCAGCCGCGCCACTTCGCCGCCGCGCGTTTCGCGGTTTAGCCTTCGCGGTGTCGCCCACTTCGGCGCCGCCACGGATCGCCGCGATAATGCGTCCGATTTCGTCGTCATTGTTGCCCGCCGAATTCAGTGCGCGAAGGTCCACCACCGCCGCACGATATTCGCGCCACAGCGACGCGTTGCCCGGTTCGGAATCCACCGCCGCCGCCAACGTCACCACCGTTTGCACCAACGGTTCGTCGACAGACTCGACGCGACCCAACGCGCGCAACGTTTCGACCATTCGCGCGACCGCTTCGCTGTTGTTCACTGTTCACCTCGCGACCCGAACCCGAACCCGAACCCGAACCCGGACCGGTTCCGGTTCGTATCTAAATGAAC